AGTGCGTAGTAGTCGAGGGCTTCTGCTAGATCGTGGCGAATTATCTCCATGTCCGCTGACCAGATGAGCTGGTTGTCCCTGAGTAGTGAGGCAGCCTGACGCAAGTTTGCATAGCGTCTGTTTTCTTCTTGTTGCTTGCGGTTATTGTGGTCTCGCCAATCTAGGTTCGCGCTCACTTCTGCTCTCCGTTCACGCGCTCGACAAGGTATTCCAAGTAAGCCGCCGAGGAATGAAGCCCTAGCTCTCGATGTCTCACGATGTCTGCCTCGATGATTGTGGTCAGGCGTGCGCGTTCGGCTGTCTGCACCGCAAGGGTGACTCGCCTAGTGTGTTCGCTGATGATCTCTTGAGTTGTCATTTGTTCTCCAGGTTTAGTCTCTTGGCTAGGGCTTGAATCTTCTCGAAGCGGAACCCACTCCAAGTCTGTTCGCCTGCCTGCACGATTGGTGCGGATAGGTGACCGGCTTCTTTGAACATTTCCAAGCGGTCTGGGTGTTGCTCTAGTGCCAACTCATCGAAGCGGATACCGAGCTTGATGAACTGTTTCTTCGTTGATTCGCATTGAACGCAAGACTTAGTTGTCCAGACTGTTATTTGCAATTTTCGCCTCCTTGAGTGCGTAAAGCAAATCTTCTAGGAAGCAATGACTCGGGTCACCGTTGAACTCATTGACCTCGACTTCTGCGAACGCTGCTTTGATTTCGTCTATTGAATACATGACTACCTGCTCTCTATTTCGTGGAGGATTTCCAACATGGCCTCTTGTGCGTGAAGGTAGCCCAGTTGAAGGTGTTTGGACTTGTAGCCCTTGAGTGAGCGTTCGTCTAAGCCTTTGCGGATTTCGCGCAACAGGTCTTTTTTCGCGCGGTCTGCACCAATTTGATAGCCCTCGAACCAGATTGTGCTGGTGAAGATGTGCCATTTTCGGCTCAGGTAGGTCATAGCATTACCCCCCCGAATAGTGTTGCCATGACGTTGTTTACCAACCGCCACAACAGCCTGATTGGATCGATTGACATGAGCGCGATGAGTGCGCCTGCCAAGAGTGTTAGTCCTGCTACTTGTCTGATTATTAGCACCATTCCCCCTTTCCAATCACATAAAAAGACTCGTAGTTTGAGCTGTAAAAGTTTCCGTCTCCGTTGTAGTAGCCCTTGACTAAATAGCCATTGTTGCGCAATTCACTTGCAGCACTTTTGCCATTTACTGCGAGGTTTACAACTAGGACACCAATCTCATTCGCCTCGACATAGAAGCCAGTCTGGGTGTGAATGTCCTCACGCTCGAAACCAAGTGTTCCAAGCTTTCTGCTTACTGCTGATGCTGTTGTTTTTTCCATTTTGTTCCCCTTCTGTTGTGTTTACAGTTTAGGGGTTCTCAAGTGCGTGTCAAATACCATTTCGAGCTGTGTTATCAAACTGTTACATTCGAGACAACGATGAACGCGCCTTCGGGGTTGGTGTCGGAGGCGTATCTTTTGAACGCGGTTATCTTGCAGACAAGAGCGTCATCCTCCCAGATGATTCCGGTCAGGCTGTCAAGTGACCTCAGCAGCTTGTCCAGATCGGGAGGGACTGTTGGGGTGTCTCTCTTTACGGTCTTGGGCTTGGGTAGGTAGAACACGACCTCAAGAGCAAGTTCACCGCTTAGGGGGGAATCTGGCTTGTTTTCTTCGGCGGCCTGCTTGAGCGCGTTCCTCCAGGCTGGCAGATACTTCGAGGACTCAATGAAGCGGTTATTGCCAATGGACTTCTTTGACCCCTGTGGTGCTGGTCTGCCTAATACGCGAAATGAAATCACCCTCAAAGACTAAACCCCCACTCGCAAGAATGGGGGCTGTCTAAGGTTCTACGCTCAATAAGGTTCTACGCTTCTAGAATGGGATGTCCTCGGTGACTTTTGCGCCCTCGAAGTTATCTACAAGGATGGACTGCGCGTTGATTTTCATCGTTGCGCCGATAGTGCCATCCTTCTTGCTGTATCCCACCACGCTGGAGATGTTGCCCTCAACTGTGATGCGGTCACCCTTTTGAACTGGGGTTCCGTCAGATACAACGTCAACGTTGGTGTAAGACTTGGTTTCCCACTCGCCTGAGTCGCTCTTGACGCGGTGTGCGTGTGAGCAGCGCAGAACGGTTCCCCAAGCGAACTCGGAGATGTCCTGCACCTTGACGGTGGTTGTGACCTTTAGTGCCATGTTATTCCCTTTCGATGATGTGCGATGCGTTTACGCAGTCGCTGTGTCCACAAGAGCGTTCACCCTCTAGGACTCGGTTTCCATTGTGGTCTATCGGTGTGACATTGTCAAGGAAGCTTCCATGCCAGGGGATGCATCTCTCCCCGTTGTTGTTGATGGTCTTGGCTTTGGTCATCCTGCAACTTGGACACATTGGAAATTTTGCTCTTATTCGCGGTGATTGTGTTTCCCAAGTTATGCCACAGCGGAAGCATAGAACATCAGTCATGACGCTCAACGATTCGAGTGTAGGCAGGGTGAATCTCAAAGCTGATTTTGCCCTGTCTGCCATGACGGTTCTTGGCAATCAGGACTTGCATCAGGTTCTCGTAGATGCCGTTTATAGATTCACGAAAGAGCAGCATCACAACGTCAGCATCCTGCTCAATCGCCCCTGAATCGCGCAGATCGGAGAGAGTTGGCTGGGGGTTACTTCTGCCCTCGACTTCTCTGTTGAGCTGTGACAGCGCGATGATTGGCACATTCAGCTCTAGGGCCAGACGCTTCAGCGCGTTCGAGATGTTAGTTATCTTCTCGTAACGGTTGCTTGTGCGGATTGTGTCAGACATCAGCCCTAAGTAATCCACAACAATCGCCTTGACGGGTTCGCGCTTGCTTGCCTTGCGAAACTCTGCGCGGATGTTGTTGACGTTCAATCCAGGTGTGGTTCGGATCGTTAGGTTGCGGTCAAACTTCTGACGCATCGCCATAATCTTTTTACGCTCATCAGGGTCAACTTGGCTCATGCTCAAGGAATCCGCTGTGACCGATGACAATGACGCGGTGAGCCTGTGCATTAGGTCGCGCTCATCCATCTCAAGCGAGAAGAAGAGAACGTGGCCTTCGTTGGCAAGCCTGAACGCAGACTCAAGCGCAAAGAGTGACTTGCCGACACCTGGTCGAGCTGCCACAACATACATCGCCCCGTTACGGTAGCCGCCGATGACTTTGTTGAGGTTGCTCATCCCTGAGTCAATCAGGGCAGGCGGCTTGTCTAGGTTGTCAATCATCTGGTCGAAGAGGTCAATCAGTGAGCGTGACTCGGTTTCCTTTTGGGCTACGGAGTCGAGCTTTGAGCGAACCTGGTCAATCAGTGCGTCAGGGTCGTCGGTCTGGTTGCTGATGATTACCGAAGCAACCTCTAGCAGTTGCCGGTTGATGAACGCTGAGCGGATTTGGTCTGCGAAGTAAGTCACCGAGGCCGCTGGGTGTGCGTCTGCGGTTATCTCGAAGATGTATTCCTGAAGCTGTGGGTTCTTTGCAATGACAGAGAACATGTTGATGACCTCGCCTGCGGATCGTAAGTCCAGCAGGGTTTGGAAGATTCTTTGATTGCGGTGGTCTTGGAACTCATCTGCAACGAGTGAGAGTTCGTCAAGTGATTCAGGGATTGTGATTATTGTGCTGAGTAATGCTTTCTCGTTCATCGTGTCTCCTCAATTGTGTCCCAGATGCTTGCGGCTTGCTTCTTATACTTACCCATCTCAACGACCCTTTGCAGGTTATTGCGCCAAGTAGCTTCCCAATTAGCGCGTTTGGTTCCTGCGTCTGTCCAGTATTCGATGAACTCATGCAGGGCTTTGTGTAGGTCTGTTGTCTTGTTAGCCGCTACGTCATCCCCGAAGCTCTTAGGGATGAAGTCTGCTGGAATCGTTGTTGTTTTCTTTCGTTCTCTTTCGTTAGTTAAGTTATCTTTCGTTTGTGCGGTGTGCAGACCGCCCCCCCTGCGGTGTCCAGACCGCTGCTCAGGGATTATTTCTACACTCTCAGGGATAATTTCTACACTTTCAAGGCTCACTTCTTGGGTAGCGGTGTCCAGACCGCTGGTTCCAATGTTGTGCTTGCTAGTGTTGTCGCAATCATCGGGGCAAGTTATGGCAACGTAATAGACGCTCGTTGCGCCCTTGCGTAATCTTTCGGTCAGCTCACCTGCCTTGACCATCTTGTCAATGCTTCGCTGGATCGTGCGGCGATTCAATCCGCCGGTGACTCGCTCAATAGTGGCTTGTGAAGCCCAGCATCCCTCAGTGTTCTCAAAGTTAGCAATCGCCAGCATGACTAAACGGTCAGCGTTCTGGCTCTTGGAGTGATAGAGGACTTGCGTCAAAGCGGATACGCTCATTTGATAATCTGCCTATTCTGTGGCAGACTTATCCTGCCACTAGTTCGAGTAGTGGTTTGAGGGCAGGTCATTTTAGGTGGCCTGTCCTCTTCTATTGTATCAGTCACTTGTCTGACCAGTTCGCAGGCTTCAAGCGTTCACGCCGTAACCGCGCTATCAGTTCGTGATAGCCGAGGGTCTCGCCCGTTCGGTAGGCGATTGAGTGCTGTTCGGCTGTGAGGGCTTCTAAGAGCGTCTCAGGCAGTCTTTCAATAGCCTTGACCTCGATTGTTCTTGGCTCTTTTCTAGCGGCCCTCTTGGTTTTCTTGACCTCAACGAACCCGATGATGTGTTTTGGCTGAACGCAGTCTTTCTTGCCACAGCTTCGTTCGCCTGGACGGTAGTACCCGTTCTTGTCGTAAGGTCTGAAGTCATCGTCAACATCACCCAGCCAGGGGATGCACCCCGTTGATTTTGTGTATTGAACCGGCGAGGTCAGTTTGCAATCTCCGCAATGCTTGTCAATGGCTCTGTTGTGTTTCCGCGCCATGTCAATTCGGTGTTGCGCGATTCCTTCTTCTAGTTCAATTCCGCATCTAGTGCAATTCACCAAAGTCCCCTTTCGACTTCTGTGGGCAGTTTCTCACCTGCCTCAGTGAGAGTGAACCAGATTCCTGTGGTCTTGTCAAATGCTGGGGGGTTGCTCTTGTCAAACTTGCTCAACTTGTGACCGAGTTCACGCGCCGATTGAGCGACTGAGCTGACCGACTCCATCTCGCCGTTGTATCTGGCGCAGACCATCATCAGGTTGTCTAGGGTGTCGAGCAGTTTGGAACCTCCAGCCCCCCGGTTACGTCGGTGGTGCCAAGTAAGGTCCTCAGTCGTTCCACATTCCCAGCAGTGATCGTCACGCTTCTGAAGCGCGGTAATTAGTTTTTTATTTAGCATCAGACAAGCCTAAAGAGAAACCCCCCTGCCGAGGACACGGCAGGGGGGCGAGAGGGGAACATACATGAACAGCTAGAGTCTAGCATCCACTCCCATGAGTTTTGCCTGAACTGAGAGAGCAAGTTGCGCCTGTTCGATTGCGCGAATCTTCTGACGGATCCGATTGAACTGTGCCTTTGTGATGTCGCGTTCTAGTCTCTTGTCAGCGGCTTCGAGCTTGGCTATCGCTGTTCTATCCGCAACGGTTCCTTGAGCCTTTAGAAACGCCATCTGTTCAACCTTGTCGAGGTCGGCTTCAGCGTGAGCGAGAGCAGACTCAGCCTCAAAGAGTGCGTTGACCCCTTTAGAGTTCTCCTGAGTCAGTCTCGACAGTTCCTGCACTATCTCTGATGGTGTCAATTATCTGCACCGAGCGTTCACCGATAATGGCAGCCCAGAAGTTAGCTTCATTTTCCTGCCCCTTTGCTTTTGCTTCCGCCCAAGCTTCGCGGACTTCCTTGAGGCTCGCTATTAGGATTCGATAGTCGCTCTGCACTTGCTTTGATCCAATCTAGGTCGGTTGCATTTACGCCGGCAGCCTTCGCCTCTGCCCATAGTAGCCTGAGCGCGTCAACATCCTTCAGCGCATCTGCCTCGACTAGCCACTCACGCTTGACAGGCTGTGGAGTGACACCGCGTTCGGCTTTCTCCATCTCTTCGCGTGATGCTCGCTTGTTGCCCGATAGGTTCATGTTCGCTAATGCCCTACCGATTGCCGATGTCTCACAGGTCTCAAGAGCCGATGCCTTTTGAGTCATGCCTGAACCGTCAACCTCAAACGCCCAGCCCGTTGCCTTTGGCAGGTCGAGTGATTGATCGCCAGCGGTCATGTAGATACGCGCCTCGACAACCCAAGTGCTGACAGACCTATCCGCTGGGGTCGTGTGATTGAACGTTCTGATTCGTGCGTCAGCGTGAGCAGGGTCAGCCCAGAATCGCCTAAGTCGTTGCTCAACTGTCTCATAGCTGTTCAGGTCGAAATTAGCCACGCGAAACCTTCTTCCCAACTAGCACGTCATTGATGTCGCTCTGCATTGTCCAGAGGTCACGCTGAGCCGATAGACCCTTGTTCACCGAGTTCTCAACCTGCCCCAAAATCTCGCAGTAAATCTCAAACTCGTTCTCCATAATCTGAACGCGCTTCTCAGTGCCTTTGAGGGCCACGAATAAGACCGCGTTACCCAACAACAGCACAATGACCGCTACCAATAGAAACACTTCCATTTACTTCACCTTTCGTAAGAATGGAACGCCGTTTCGCCCCACCTGTCTTGAAACTACTGTGTGACGTGGTATCTCGTCAAGGTCAACCACTCCAAACTTTGCTGCACCCATCTCTGCCAAGACCTGCGACTTCACAAGATTGAGCCTCGACTCAGCCTCATCGAAGTTCGCCCAAGCGTTCACAAGCTCAATGCCGTAGTCACCGAGATTGACGTTTGAGTCATCCACAGACAACACCTCACGCCTCACCGTTTCATAAGTTGATGAACTTCCATCCCAATCAGGCCGCGCGACATCCTCGACAGACTTCCAGAATCTCTTTGCAGCGGACTCCATAGCACTCGCCTCGAAAGCGTCATAGTCCTGCGTGTGTTCCATCCAGCGACCAGCAGCCAGTCCGACAAGGTAAGCGCGCTCGATTCCTAGGAGGTGCTGATACCACATCACCTGTGACCGATAGTGCGTTGGAATCTCTGGCATTATCTTTGCGGATGTCTTGACCTCAACCACGAACCATTCCCCTGTGTAGCGATGCTTTGCCAGCGCGTCAGGGTTAGCCACCATAAAGCCATCAACATAAGTGCCGGTCGTAAAGAGTTCGAGTTCGGGATGCTTGTGAGCGAACATCTGAAGCAAGGGTTCCTCAAGCAAGTTGCCCAACATCACAGGATCGGAGTCCAAAGGTTCAGGGATTACCTGCCCCGTCTTTTCCGCCCACAAGGAATACGCAGACCGCCAGGGTGATAGCCCCATCACAACCGCGATGTCACTTCCACCGAGTCCGACAGCCCTCAGCTCATGCCACTCGCTTGTCCCAGCATCGAACACCCCTGCAAACTTGCAACGCCCTAGAGTCTCTGGCGTGTATTGTTCAAACATAGTTTTCCTCCTAGTTAGGTTCACAGTATCTTCACGCTACGACACCATTACCTCAAGTTGGTTCAAGCCATTGAATCCGTTGGGGGAGTTGAGTGCGAGCTGACCCCTGACTTGTTCTTCCCAGAGGATGCACCGCCAGAGCTTCAAGACTCCTACACCATCGCCGCTGTGGCAATCTGTAATCGCTGCCCCGTAAAGCGTGAGTGCCTGAATCACGCTGTGAGCGAGCCTGAAGCCTTTGGAGTCTGGGGTGGGTCTTTACCTACTGACAGGCTGTGAAGCCGTTAGAACGCAACCTCGCAACGATTTGACACGATTCAGGGCAATCCGTAGTCTGTCACCATGCCTACCGCTGACAAGAACATACGACAAGCCCATGACGAACTCATGGAAGCCATAGAGAGCGCAGAAACAGCCGCGCCCTGCCTCAGCACCGATCCTGAAATCTTCTTCAGCGAGTCGAGTTATCGCCCGTATCAGCAGGCAATCGAACTCTGCCAGACCTGTCCGGTGATGAAGCTCTGTGGCAACTTTGGGCTTTGGCACTTTCAAGAGTATGGAGTGTGGGGAGGAACCACGCCGAAGCAAAGAGAGCAGAAACGAAGAAGCCTTGGCATCCGTAAACGCCAAGACCATCCTTCGGACAAGTTACTTGTTTAGTAGCTCTTCAATCTCCGAGTCGCTCAAGACAACTTCCTGAGCAGGCACGTTAGCAATCGCCAGCGATGAGCCACCAACAGCCAAGACAGCCGCTAGAACGTTCAGAACAGCGGTAGCGGTTTCGTTGGTGAGGGTTCCGAGGGTTACAAGTAGCGGAACGGTTGCGGCAACAATCCCGTAAATCCATTTACGAGTCGAGGGTGTCAGGTTCATTCTTCTTCTTTCGGTCATCCCAGGTTGCCCCGAGAACGTAGGCTGATGTGATTATTGAGATGAGGCTGACCCCACCTGTCACTAGGGTAGCACCCACCCCAAACTGATCGAAGAACACCGAGACCGCACCAAAGATAATCATTGCGGATGCCAAGCGATACGAGGCGAAGATTAGCTTGCGCCTGAATCTCCACCCTGCGTTCTCTCTTCCCCCGTCATCATCGGTCAGGAAGAACAAGCGGTCAAGATGCTTCACTTTGAATCTTCTTGTAAACATCAAACACGCGGCCCCACTTGTATGCGCCCTTAGTCTTTGTGAGCGTGATGTGAACATGTGCGCCCGTTGTGAGGGTTCCGGTGTTCCCGACCTTTGCCACATGAGTCTTGCCAGCGATTACATTGTCACCGACTCGAAGCTTGCGAGGTTGCTCAAGGCAATGCGCGTAAGCGATGAACCAGACCTTGCCAGCGGAATCCTTGACGCGAGTTTCGACAACCCAGCCCAAGCCCTTTTCCATGACGATCGAAACAACTTGACCGCTAGCAATAGAGGGAATCAGTTTGCCTGCGCCTGGTGCGTAGTCAGTTCCCCTGTGTGGGGTTGCCTTGCGAAAGTCCCTTATCTTGCCAAAGTGACCTGTGATGAACTTGTCATCGAAAGGTTTGACCCAGCTCAAAGTTTGCCCAGCTCGATTTCGTGAGCCTCGATTGCAGTCGTGATAATCCCAAGCGCGTTGTCTGCGTTTAGAACTGCCTCAAGGTCACCTGTGGCTTCTGCGACCTGCTTGTTTAGTTGGTGCTGGTAGCCCTCGGCAGCGAACTGAGTTAGTCGCTGTTCGATTAGTGAACGCTTCTGGTCTGCGGATAGGTAGTTGTCGAACATGATTTCCTTTTCTGCGGTTGTTTAGGTTTGTGGAATGTTGTCAAGGATAGTAGTTTCCGCACCCGACGCCCCTGCCCGAACCACTAGCTTTAGTGTTCCTGCGGTTGTGCCGTCTCGGAAGTAGATACGCGCATTGTTTGCGCCGGGGTTGGTAGCTGCTGCGGTTGCCCTAGTCATAGTGGCTACTCCGCCAGACTGATTGCTAGAGAGTGAAACAAGACCGCCGCCAGCAAAAATACCAACTGTCGAAATAATCTGCCCAGCCGAGTCCACCCTCGCCAAAATACTGCCAGCCGAATTCTGCCATTCTTGAAGGCTTGCCGTCTGACTTGCTGCACCTCTGACCGTCAAACCTTTTTGGGCGGGCGCAACAATTACAACTCCAACTGAATTGTTATCATAATTAGTTGCTATGTAAGGCAGGTTATCCACATTAGAGCCGATTGCTGCCGTTCTAATTGAGCCAGTTGAGGAAACCCTTGTAAGAATTGTGCCGCTGTTGTTCTTTACCTCAAAAAAGTTAGCCGTCTGCCCACTAGCCCCTGTAACTGTTAGGGGGACTACGCTTGCAGAAGTAGCGGTGAGGGTTGCTAGGGGTGCTGTGATTTCCCCTGTGCTTTTTATAGCGGTTAGGGTGGTTGCGGTTGAGTCAGTTACTCGCAACAAGTCGGCTGTTTGTGAAGCTGCTGCTTGAATCCCTAACCCAATGTTGGAAGCGTTAGGTCTTACTGCGACTATCGTGTTGGAGATAACTGCCCCACCGAAACTGTTGAGGTAATTACCTGTCGCAATAACTCCAGCATTTGTGCGAATCAAGCCGTCTGCTTCAACTCGCACTAAGTTGGTTGCTGCGGAATTCTGTATCTGTAACGCATCAGCCGTTTGTGAGGCTGCTAGGCGAACACTGAAACCAACATTTGTAGTTGCGTTTGTGTTTACTGCAACAGAGCCAGATGAACCGTTCATGCCAATGTAAGCACCCACGC